GACCGAAATCAATGCTTTACTTGCCGTGCTGAGAACGGCGGGCATAGTAACGCCGTAAGGAGACACAAGAAAATGCCTTTAGCTTCAAGATACTTAGTGACGGTAGAGGCGCACACCGCAGCCGATACCCTCCTGGCCTCAGAGACGGGAACCTGCCATACGAACACGGGCGCGAGCGGCACTATCGCCATCACCCTGCCCGCCGCCGTTGTCGGCCTCCACTTCTACTTCGCAATCGGCGCGGCGCAGATCCTCCAGATCGAGCCTGCGTCGGGAGAGACGATCTCTCTGCCCTCTTCGGGCGTGCCCGAATCCGCCAACGACTACATCGCGGCGGACGCTGTAGGTGAGACCGTGCATCTCATGTGCTGCAAGGCCGCTAACTGGAACGTCATGGGCTACACCGGCACATGGTCGGGGCAGTAGAAATAGACAACTGACGCTCCCTCCTGGTGACGCGGGCCTGTGAGAACCCGCGTCACCAGGAGGGCACGAAGGGAGACGCACGAAATGGCGAATGAATACTACTCCGCAGATGGCGTGTTCCTCAACTCTAAAGGCGAGGTCGTATACGGTAACGACCCTGACAAGAAGATGCAGATCGTAGCCGCCGGCGGCAGCATCCCCCTGGAAGTAGCCATACGCTACGGCATCATCAAGGATGCTACACCCGCCGCGCCCGCCGCCGAACCTGTAGAGACTGAGGTGGTAGAGGACATCGAAGCGCCCCAGGAGGTGAAGGCCACAGCGCCCCAGGCTAACAAGGCGCTGGTAGTCCCACCTCAGAACAAGGGCGGCGGAAAGAAGTAACCAACGATGGCAACTGACTACGCCACAGTAGCCGAACTCTTACCGCGAGTAGGCATCCAGACGACGGATACCTACGTGTCAGCGCGCTTGCAAATGGCGCTTGACGCGGCGGCGCGCCTGTTCGATCAGGAGACGCGCCGCTTCGTGGTAGAAGGCACAGAGGCGTACTCGGCAACGGCGGCGGTGACGCGCTACTTTGACGACATCACCAATACGGACACCATAGAGATCCACGACTTACTCACCAGTACCACGCCCATAGTCATACGCGGTAGCACTACCATATTAGCCGCCAACTACAAGCTTCTACCCTTGAACAGAGGTAATGGCCCTGCCACCTCAATACAGTTCGGCAGAGGCCAGTACCCGACGTATGACCAGGAAGATCACTACTACTTCTCAGAACACAATAACCTCATCCTGCCCGGCGCACTCGCCATAACCGGCATCTGGGGCTACTGTTCCTCAGCCAATAGGCCAGCCGCCATAAAGAACGCTGTGCTTGACTGGGCAGCAATCATGTACAAAACGGGCCAGGTAAACATGTCCGAAGTCTTACAGATGATCACCGTGTCAGGGCCAACGGGCCTCATGGCGGCTAACGTGGTAAGCACCGTAAAGACGTTCAAGCGCGGGCCATACGGAGGCTTCGTCTAATGGCAAAGCGCAGAGGCCTCTCAATGGACCTCAAGGGCGGCAGGCCTCTCACCGGCCCTGCCATGCTAGGCGTGCTAGGTCCTGGCCTCATGCGCGCAGGCCTGTCACTACAGGCAAGCATACAGCGCGCTACACCCGTCCGCACAGGCACGCTCAGGCGTTCGTGGGCAACCACGCAGCCACAGGAGGCAGGGGCGCGCGTCATCGTGTATGTGGGCACGTCCATCGTATACGCCCGCTACCAGAACACCAGAACGCGCAATAAGGGCTACATAGAGCGCGGGCTAAAAGAGGGTAGGGACGCGGCAATAAAGGCGTTCAAGTCCGCCATCAACGCGGGCGCGCTGTGGGAATCAGGAAGCAAGTAAGTGAGCATAGTTTCCACCATAGCCGCTATACAAACCTCGGTTGCGTCCATAACGGGCGTTGTGAACACGAAGGTAGGGATGCCTAACGAGATGGAGCTAGGTTCGTACTCAGAGGACTACTACCCACTCTTCGTCCTTACAGGGCCGCACGGCTTCCACTGGACACGCGCGGGCATGGGCGTCTCAGGAGTAGGCTTCGACGAATACGATGTGCGCCTGACGTTCGTGCTGGGCAGTAAGAACACAAGCGCCGACTTAGCCATAGCCCGCGCCCTCCCAATAGTGGACAGGGTACGCGCTAAGTTCGCGCCCGACTGGAAGCTAGGTAACACGATCTTCAACTCGGACATCATGCCCACGCCCGCCGACAACCTTGACACCTTCCGCGAGTTAGGGCAACCGCCCGTTGTTCAGTGGGTACTACACGTACAGGACGAACGCGCCGCCAATGCGACTGCGGCCTAAGAGGTACACGAATGCCTGACAAGAAAGACGAGCCGAGAATATACCGCGTCCTCTGCTGGGATGCCTGCATACCCGATCACCCTTGCGGCCTGGAATACGACGGTATGCGTTATGAGACGGATGCGCTTATCGCGTTGCCGCCCTCAGTAGCCAAAAGGCACATAGAGAAGGGCCGTCTCGCGCTGGAGAAGGACAAGTCACGCGCGCATGGCGGCATACCACTGGCTGACGTTGTATACGTCGTGGTGGTAGATGAGGGCGCACAGGGCAGCACAGACGCGCCTATAGAGGGTGAGGAGGCCGCACAGTGACGAAGTACCACGGCAAAGACACTGTAGTATTCGCGGGCGGCTATGACATAACCACTTACTGCAACGAGGCCAGCATAAGCGTCTCAGCAGAGACGGCGGACGTGTCCACCTTTGGCGACTCGTGGATAGAGCGCATAGCGGGTATGAAGGACGGTTCGCTTGACCTCTCAGGTATATGGGAAGCGGGCACAGGCAGCATTGACGAGCGCATGAGCGCGTACCTGGGCCTGGACGGTGTGCAGTGGACGGTGGGTTATGGCGGTACTACCATAGGCAACTCCGCTAAGGTGCTTGTGGGTATAGCCACCTCTTATGAGCCTGCCGCGTCCATAGGCGATGCGGTGTCATGGTCCGCAACGGTAGACGCCAACGGCGGTATCTACGCGGGTGTGTTCCTGCACGAGAAGGCCTCAGCAGCAGCAGCCGCCAACTTCACAGTCGTCAATAACGGCGCGGCTAGTAGCGCAGGCCTTGTAGCGAACCAGCACACCACAGCAGTAACAGGCACGCCTAACGCGGTATGGAAAATACAGGAGAGTTCGGATAACGCAGGCGATGCCTACGCCGATGTGATTACCTTTACGGGCATCACCGGAATAGGCTCGGAACAAAAGACTACAACGGCGGCTGTTGAGCAGTACCTGCGCGCCCGCCTCAACGCGATAGACGGCGCGACGGCTGTAACCACCACGATAGCGGTAGCACGCAAGTAAAGGGAGGACAAGAGAGTGACGAAGTACCACGGAAAAGACGGCTATTTTTCTTATGCGGCGACGGTGTTAAGCGCGTACCTGACAGAGATTACGCTTACCGTCAACGGCGAGACGGCGGACGTTACGACGATGGGCGACTCGTGGATGGAACGCTTACCGGGCCTGAAGGACTGGTCGGTTGACGTATCGGGCATCTGGGAAGCGGGCGCGTCCACACCTGACACCATCCTGTTCCCGCTAATCAATACCTCCAACACCGCCATCTTCAAGGCGAATAGCGCGTCGGTAGGCCCTACCAACCCGACCTTTACGGGCGCGGCTATTCTCACCTCTTACGAGGTGCCCGCCTCCATCGGTGATGCTGTACAGTTCTCGGCTTCCTTCGAGGGCAACGGCGCGCTAACCAGGGCGGAGGCATAAGGAGTAGACATGCCAACCAAGACCGCAGCCCACAAAATAAACGAGGAACTACACTCAGAGAACGGCAACGGGCAAAGCCTGATAGACCGCCTCCGCGAAAAGTCACGCTTACGCACCGAGGTGGTACACGTTGAACGGTGGGAAATGGATGTCACCATCCGCGAATTGTCCGCCAAAGAGATACAGGGCGTGCAGGACGCGGCCCGCAAGACCGAGGGCGGTGAAATAGACTTCGATCGCGCCGCCAAATACGCTATCGCCCGTTCCTGCATAGATCCCACCTTCACGATAGAGGATATAGAACTTCTTTCGGGTGATGACATGTCCACCCAGCCCCTACGCCAGTTGGGAGGGGCGGTAATGCGCCTCAACAAGATGGGGGAGGACGGTGTGAAGCAAGCGCAGAAATCCTTTCCTGATACCGAAGGGTGATAACTCTGAGGCGTTCGAGTATGACCACGCCAAGCTGCTTGTCTACGAGTACGCGGAGGCGTTCACCATAGAACCTCGCGTAGTAAAGCAAGAGGTGGCATACGCCGAACTGGTGGACTGGCACGCATCACGAGTAGTGCGTGCCGCACGTGACAGACAGGCGGCACGACACCAGAAAAAGCACTAAGGGCGCGCACCAGTCGCGCCCTTTTTGGAGAAACGAAAGATGCCAATCTTCGGCGGCGGCTCACCTGAATTGCAAATACCCGTCACGATGGACGCGGGCGATGCGATTGACGAGTCTACCAAACTCAGAAAGAAGATAGACGACGTAGGCGACGCCGCCAAGCGTACCAGTAAGGACGGCGGCAAGCTCGGCGCTACCTTCGAACTGCTGGGCAAGGGCGCGCTGGTAGCGGGCGGGCTGGCGGTGGGCCTGGGTGTGGCCCTCTTCGAGATGGCTAAGAACGCAGGTGAGGACGAACAGAACATGAACCGCCTCATGCGTACCGTCGAGAACTCAGGCGCGGCCTACGACGGCGCGGCGGCGGACGTAGAGGCGTTCATACGCAAACAGCAGCAGTTAGCCTTCACCGATGACGAGGTGCGCGAAAGCCTCAACCTCTTAGTGACGCAAACGGGCGATCTGGGCGAGGCGATGGAGCTACAGGCCACTGCCTCAGACCTCGCCCGCTTCGGCAACATAGACTTAGAAAAGGCAACGCGGCTCTTACTCAAGGCGGACGCTGAGTCCTACGCCGCCCTCGGCAAATTGGGCATACGCATAGATGAGAACGCCACAAAGGAGGAGGCGTTACAGGCGGTAAGAGAGGCGACGGCAGGGCAAGCGGAGGAGTTCGCTTCGTCCACTGCCGGCACACTCATGCGTATTCAGGACTCGGTGGGTGAGGCCTTCGAGACTGTCGGCGCTGCCATTCTGCCCCTGGTGGAAGGGCCACTAAAGGCGTTTGCCGATTGGCTACAGTCTCCGGAGGTACAGCAGGGTATAACCGACCTCGCCACCGCCGTCGGTACGTTCCTGACGGATGCCTTCAAGACCTTGCAAAGCATCCTTGACGTGGTAGTGCCCATAATCAAGCCGTTTGCCGAGGCATTCATGGATTTTTTCAGCACTATCCAATCGGGCACGCCCTTTATGGATGCCCTCGGTAATCTGTTCGGTGACTTAGGCAAGGCCGTCAGTGGCGCGTGGGACGTTATAGGGCCGGCCCTAGGCGATCTTATAAAGAACGTCTGGAACTGGATTACCGAGAACGCGCCGACCATTCTAGCCAAGCTGGGAGAGTGGGCAATAGCCTTCGGTACGTGGGTGTGGCAGGACGCTATACCGTTCCTGTTCGAGGAACTAGGCAAACTGATCAAAGCGGTGTGGGATTGGATAGTAGAGAACGGCCCCAAGATACTTGCGGAGTTAGGCAAGTGGGCGATGGCCTTCTGGGACTGGGCGGCAGGAGTAGCGCGCGACTTGCCCACGCACTTAGCACCTATCGCGCAGGCGATATGGGACTGGTTTACCGGAGTAGACCGCGAACTTCCGGCAAAGACACACCTGTTGGCTACGCGCTTCGGAGAGATGCCCGCCGATGCCGTAGCGCAGTTGACTGGGCCGACGGGCTTCCCTGTCATCGGGGATGCTATCGCCCGCTTTATAGTCAATACAGGCCACGACATGGGCGAGATGATATTCGCGCACTGGGTGCCCGCCATGTGGAACTGGGTAGTGGACGTTGTGAAGGGCATACCCGGCAAGTTGGAATATATCTGGGAGACGATCATCGCCGCCGTCAAAGCCTTTGGCCCTCGCCTGTTTGCGGGCGCTGTGTATGCGGGCAAGGAGTTTGTGGAAGGGCTGAGGGACGGCATAGCCCGCATGTGGGCGACGGTGGTCGAGTGGCTACGGGCCAAAATAGCGGCCCTGATCGCTATGGCGCGTGAGGCACTCGACGGCGTGTTACCAGGTGGCGGTGGCAACGGTGCGCGCGGGGCAACGGGCGGTCGAGGCGCAGTAGGTGTGGGCGGCATGGACGGTATAAGCGGTGTAAGTCCTATGATCCCCAACGGCGCGTTAGTGTCACCCGCAGCCGCAGCCGCGAGGGGTGGTGTAGTCGTGCAGGTGCTGGTAGACGGGCGCGCGTGGTCCCTCACCGAACTGTCGGAGAGATTGGGCCTGCAAATAAGACTACAAACGGCGGGCGGCTAACCGATGGCCTTCATAGTCGAGATTGACGGGGTAGACAGAGGACCGGCAGGCACGAACATTGTGCGCGGCCTCACGTGCGAGGTGGCGGGCAAGAACAAGATCGGTACTGCCACCATTGAACTCACGTTCCCTAGTAGCGGCGGCTATACCTTCGTCAACACACGCGAGGTACGCATATACGAAACTACGGGCGTGGTGGCTAACGTTCTATTCGGCGGCTTCATAGCCAACTACTCCTCCCGCACGTACAAAGGCACCAACCGCAAGACCGTCACCCTCCGGTGTAAGGACTACAACTGGCTCTTAGACACCGTATACAGGGACGCGCAGGACGCTAAAGAACTGACGGTCACAGCCGGCACTATGCTTGCCCAATTAGAGCAGGTAGTCCAGGCCTTGCAGGAGAACGGCGGTGGCAGTGTCAACCGTGAGATCGAGGTTGGCGACTACATAAGCACCGTGTCAGGCGCGACCGTCCTGCCCGCCTTCTCAGGCAAGGGCCAATCGTTGCGGTGGTTCATACAGCAGGTCATGGATCACGCCTACGCCTCGGACACCGACCTGCGCCCCCGCTTCCACATCAACCTCCTACCGGACGGCTCGGCATCGGGCGTGCAGGTGTCGCTGGTGGTGTACGACGCCGCTAACCCTTCATCGGCAGTAGCCACGTTCTCACAGTCACCATCCGGCGCGGAGAAGGGCATCATAGACTTCGAGCGCTCGCTTGATGCCTCAATGCCCATAGCCAACAGAGGGCAATCGGTGTGGGTGCGCGGTAGCACTCTTGTGAGGACATACGAGGGCACAGCCTCGGTAGTGGACTATTACAACCGCTACATAAACCACGGTGAAGATCCTGGCGGCAATAGCGGGTACATGATGTACCCGGTCATAGAGGACACCGAAAGCACAACGTCAGCCGAGGCGCAAGCCGTCATTGACAGGACCATACAGGCGAGAGAGTACCCACGCGAGACTATACGCCTGACGTGGGACAAGACACCTTCTGATAGCACGTTCATCCGGCCCGGCCAGGTAGTGACGGTGGTATGGGACGATGAAGGGCTGAACGATGACTACGCGGTGGCGGGCGTGTCGGTGGACTTCCCTACTACGCAACAGCCCCGCTACCAGCGCTTCACCTATACACTGGGCCTGCCCAAGCTGACGCTGTTTGAGGACGGCTCGGACGGTATTACGGGCGCGCCTACTATCTCAGACATCGTCCCGCCCTCAGCGCCTACTACCCTTATAGCCTCGACTGCCTACGATCCGGTAGCGGGCCAGTCGTGGGTACACCTCACCTGGACGCAAACTACGTCTAACGATGCGCGCAACAACCTCGTGTACATTATGCAGGCAGGGACAGTCATAGAGATCGTGGAATTAGACGACCTGTACACCGAGTACTCCTACCTGGTGCCGCCTTCTACCGCTTACCAGGCGCGTGTGGCGGCTGTGGACGGCGCGGGCAATATAAGCGAACCGAGTAACGTAGTGTCGGGCACGAGCGCACCGCCCATTACCAACAACCCGCTGAACCTTGACTATGAAGATGAGGACTTAGCGGATGCTACACTCCCGCGCTACCACACCCGCGACGTGTCGGGTAACGCCACCGCCACCATAGATGACGTTGTGTTCAAGAGCGGCGCGCAGTCTCTCAAGTTGGTGCATGGCACGGGCGCAGGCGGCGATGAGGCGGGCCTTATAAGTAACAAGTTCCTGTTGGAAGGCGCGGAAGGCGCGGCGGTAGAGTACAGCGTATACGCGAAGGGCGAGTTGGGCGGCGAACGCCTGCGTATCCAGATGACCCTATTCGATGAGGACGGCACGCCCCTTACCAGCCCCAACGTCGAGCGCAAGCTTACCGACGAGTTCGCGCTGTATTCGCTACAGCACACCTTCACGAATGCCGCCATGAGGATGGCGCAACTGGCCGTATACGAGGCGGACACCACAGCCGCCGATCACACCATCTGGGTAGATCAGGGCCACTTTCACCCAGTAGGCACAGAAATAAAAGCGGGTTACATAGAAGCGGCGCAGGTGTCGCGCCTTACTGACCTCTTCGACAACATCTCACTCGTAGATCGCGCACGCGCAGGCTCATGGGTGAACAAAGGCACATTGGCGGCTGCCGCTACGTTCGCTGAGAGTAGCATCCTGCACGTGGACGGTACTTACTACGTCTACTCTACCAACCCTGTAGAGACGCTGAACACCAAACTGCGTAGCGCGTCCACCCTCGAAGGCATACCGGGCGCTACCCTCTCAGCCATGCTCATTCCAGGCAAGTACCCTTCGGTGGTATACGACAAGGTGACGGGCATCTGGCACGCCTGGGTAACTCTCCTCACGCCCGTGCGTACAGGCCACTACACATCCCTCTCACCCACAAGCGGGTGGACGTACTCGGACGACGTGAACCTGTCGGACCTCTTAGACGCAGGCTTCGCGAAAGACCCTACCACCGGCTACTGGTATGGCGTAGGCTTCGACACGTCGGGCGCGTCCTCACCCCTGTACCTGGTGCGCGCCTCTCTGCCGGAAGGCCCCTGGACTAACATGGGCAACGTCTACGCCGACACGGGCGTCCCACCCTTCGCCACTGACGGCAGGCCAGACCCTAACCTGTGCTTCGTGGGTGGACGCGCGTACCTGCTTGTGACGGGCAGGCCCGTTACCCTGCTAGGGAATGACTACTACCCATTCATTCAGGAGTTGAACCTTACGACAGGTAGGGTTATGGGTTCGCCCGTCACCCTCCTGGACGAGCGCGAGGCGTGGCAAGACCCTGGCGTATCCGACATTCAATTCCTGAGAGTAGAGGGCGAACCGGACAGGCTGATAGGCTTTAACTACCCATTGGCAGCGCTGGAGCTGCCCAAGACTGACATTCCCGACGACGGCAGAACGCACGACGACCTCATACGGTTGGACCCAAAGCGCGGTGTGGACGTGGCTACAGGCATCCGTCCTCTCACCTTTACGGACTCTAAGTTCACCTCTGACGGCCTGGCGGTAACGGGCACGGCAGGCGGCGCGCAGGGCTACCCGGCGCGGGCCACTCTAGCAGACTTCACCGTTAGGCTGGATTACACTCCTACCGCCCTTGACGCGGGCGTATTAGAGACGTTCGCCTTCATCGGCGGCGCTGACTATGACGCGGCTCCATACATCCACATCTTCAAAGACACCGACGACACCCTCTATTGCGAAATCCTGGGTGACGGCGGCAGTCCCGGCCTCTTAGACACGGGCTATGGCCCTATAAATGGCACGCCCTTCTCTCTGGTATTCCGCAGGCAGGGCGACGCTATAGAGGTGTGGGTGAACGGCTCGTCACTGGATGACGACACCTACTCCGTCCTCTTAGAGGATATAGAGATCTACTCGGTGGCGGGCCAGAAGACGCTGACGCAAGGTATGCGGAATATGGCTAAGGGCATGGTCACCCGCTTCGAGGTGGTAGCCGTCCCTCTGCCCCTGTCCAAAGTCAAGACGTACCCGCCCAAACCCACCAGTGGCGCGACCTGGCCCGGCTTCCCTGATGACGGCGATACCTTTCTGAATACCACCCTCAACGTGCAGGGCCAGTACTCGGCGGCGGCGGCAGGTTGGCTAGGCCCTAAGTATGCGCTCTCATGGTCTGACCGCGCTACTTCATTCCAACCTTACACCAACGACAATGACGTGTTGGGCGAGTACCGTATCAGGACGGGGCGCAAGTTCTGGGTGCATGAGTGGGCCTTGTGGACGCACGTAAGCAGCCTGAATAACGGCGGCAAGTTCTGGACTATAGTGCTTCTCGATCTCTCTACCTCCTTCGATATTGTGACCTTCAACACCTCGGCGGACGCGGCGGATACGTGGGTAGAACAGACACCCATTACCTCGTTCGGCGGCAACCCTTACGATGATACGGATGTCGGCTTCGCTATCCAGATACGCATGACGAGCGGCCCCGGCGGGCTGTACATAGATCAGGCAGAGCTCACGGTTTCGGAGGTATTTAACTGATGCTCTTACAGGTATTCGACCCGGTGTTCATTATAGACCTTCTGTCGAAGGGTTCAAGTGTCGTGCTGGCAGTCGTCCTCGTCGGCTTCGTAGCCGAGTGGATAGTGCCGGGCAAGACGCACCGAGGCGTGATCACCCGTTTGGAAGGGCAAATACAAAAGAGAGAGCAGGACATAACGCGCTTGCAGGAGAAGTTAGACGAACAGACCGACCTGTTGGTGGAGGCGGTACGCACGACGGGCAGCGCGGTGAGTACCGCCCGCAAGAGGGTGACGTGATGAGCAGGTGGGACTGGCTACTACGAGCATTGGGGCATACGCCCACGCCTGCGCCTGCCCGCACGCCCACGCCCGGTGAGGAGGCGTTGGTGGAGCGCATAGAGGGCGTTGAGCAGGTGATCAAGAAGGCGGATAAGACTATGGAGACGGCACGGCTTGAACTGGCGCGCTACCAGCGTGAGTTAGACCTTATGACTGGCGGTCGCTATGAGTGAGGCGACGGTGGGGGAGTGGATATGGGCGCTTGGGAACGGTTTGGGCATAGTGTTCTGCGTGTGGTGGTGGGTGAACGTGTGGCGCAGAGGCAGGAGAGCGAGGCAGAGGGGAGAGAACGGCGCGCTGCGTATCCTCTACGTCCTCAAGAACGCGCTGTGCTTCGTGCTGACGTTCGCCGAGGTCGCCTTCACCCTGCTGGGCGTGCAGGCCCTATACATACACGAACCTACGGACCATCCTGGGCACGAACAGCAGGTAGCCCTCGCGTGGGTGTTCGTGTTCGTGCCCGTCTTCATCATCGCCTACGTGGTAGCCGAATTGTTGTACAGGCGCAAGCTGGATGCTTTGATAGACAGGGCGGACGCTTTGAGGTTGCTGAGAGTGCCTAATAAGCAGGAGAGGGCGGACGCTAAAGCGGTCTTGAGGGATACGGACGAAGGGCACTCATCAGAAGCAGCGAAGGATGGAGGTTAGGGATGTTACTTGGATTGCTTCGACTTGTTCCCTCTACCTTTGCTAATCATGTCGCGCATGTTCTCGGTTTGCGTACCCAGAAACAAGTGGGCAGGATTACAGCAAGGCGGATTATCGCAGTGGTGGCAGACGAACAAGCCGTCAGGGATGGGGCCGCGCTCCACCTGATAGGCGATGCGGTGGGCAAGAACGGTGCGCCGATTGATGCGGATAACACCGTAGCCCCTGGTGTTCGTGTAGCCCGTCCAGGGCCAGCAATCAGTGGGGGCGCGCTGCCTATCAACCCTCGGCCAAAGCAAATCTTCGGGATTGCTAAATCCTCTAGTTTTAGCGTAATGCCCCAGGATAAATCGTGCGGGCTGGCCCTTCACATGACCTTGCCTAGTGCGCGTCTTTATGGCAATAGGAGCAGGCAAGCCGCATCCACAATCACACAGTTTGGGGGAATCAAGTACAATATCCATGCTAGTGCCTCCATTCAGGTGTTAGCCGATCCCCGGCCTGTTCTCGCAGGCGCGGGGGCTTCTTGTGCCTATTATAGCACACTGAGAGGTCGCTATGCGGGATGAAACACTGGCGCAACTAGCCGCCCTCCTGGGGTTGACTTACAGGATAAACCACATCCCCGAATGGCAGCGACCCGGAGTGCGCGCGCCTAACCGCCCTGGCAGGAAGCGGCCCGGAGAGATACCCACCCAGGATACGGTGCATGAGACTGCCAACCCACGCCGAGGGGCGGATGCTCACATGCACGAATTGTACGTACGCGCGCCTAACTGGGGCGGGCCTGATAGAACGTCCTATCACCACGTAGTAGATGATGAAGAGGCTATAGAGTTATTGCCCTGGCAAGAGGTTGCCTATCACGGCGGCACACCTACCAGTAACACCAACTGGCTCGGCACGGAACTGTGCGTCAACGTGGACGGCGACTGGACTAAAACCCAGGACAACGCCGCCCGCCTGTTCGCTTGTAAGGCTGTGAAGTTTGATAAGCCCGTCGCGTGGATAGTCCAACACAACGCCGCCTATGGGAAGGACTGCCCCGCGAAACTACGTCACACACCCGGCGCGTGGGATGCGTTCCTGGCTAAAGTAGGTGAGTACGTGACTACCCTAAATGGCATCCTTAGCGGGCCAGGGACAGGCGAACAGAACCCTGACGCGAACGGCTACTTCACAGCGACGGGCTACTCCATAGGCGGGGCGATAGGCGACTACTGGCGCGCCAACGGCGGCGTATTAGAGTTCGGCTATCCACTGTCGAATGAAGAGGCAGGCACCGAGCACCCCTGGTCGGAACTGCCCGAACTGACGGGCTTTACGTGCCAGTTATTCGAGTACCGCAGCCTGGCGTGGAAGGCGGGCGTGGGCGTGGTCAGTATTAGAACGGGCGCATTAGTAAACGAATTAGCATAGGAGGCAAATAGGATGCCGAACACGCAGACAATAATCGAGGAAGTCAGCAGTGGGTACATTGACGCCGCTATGGACTGGGACGCCGAGGGGCGCGGCTTCCTGGTGGTGGCCCACGCGCCCAACCCTCAGAACAATAACGACACCTTTGCGGATGTGTACATAGCGGAGGACGGCGACAACTACGCGCTGGTGGACACCATAGACCCTGACCTCAAGATTACGAACCTGAAGATGACACACCGCGACGTAGGCACGCCGAAAGATCAGTTGTTCGTGTACATGACTACGCGCAGAGGTGGGACAGGGCAGGTGCTTGTAGATACGCGCGTCGAAGCGTGGGTGCTGAATGACGTGTGGGCTACCTCGTTGGCAGCGCCCGCAGAGCCGCCCACACCTTGCGTGCCTCCTGGGGACCGCCCGTACTTCAAGCCCAACCGCGCGGTGACGAGGGCGCAACTGTCGAAGATCGTGTCAATCGCGCTTGGGCTGCCCGCACCTGTGGCGGGTACGCAGACGTTTGAGGACGTGCAGGAGGGTAGTACCTTCCATGAGTACGTCGAGGCGCTTTATGCGATAGGCGCGATAAATGGCTATCCGTGTACAGAGGAGGAGTAGACAATGGACATCATCACTTTCTTGCAATCACTAGTAGCGGACAGTTTCTTAGGGGTGGCGGTAGTCGCCCTCACTGTGGGCGGGCTTGTGTTCGCCATAATCGAGTTCATTGACATGCTGGTCAAGCGCGGGAACCCGGCGGGGATGCCCTCCAAGTTCAAGTTCTGGCTTGCTATCGCCCTGTCCTTCGTGCTGCCTGTAGGCGCTTACGTGCTGCTACAGTTGCAGACTAATCAGCCCGTCGTGCTGAATGGCTTGTTCCTGGCCTGCGCGGTCGGGTATGCCGTGAGCCAGGGCCTCCACCGAATAATAGAGGGCAAGCCCGAAGCCGAGCCACCAGGTGGTATCACGTAAGGAGGCACACAGAATGAACATAGACCCTGAACACCAGGACGCGCTGGTAGAGACTGCCGCCGAGTTCGGGCCACCCGCGCCCTACGAACTCAACCCGATTGTGGCCGAGATGCTAGGGCCTGAGGAGGCCGAGGAATACCGCCGTCTCCTGGGCGTTTGGAAGCGCAACGGCTGGAAGACGCAGGCGCAAGTCAAGCGGTTGTTTGACGCGCGTGCGGACTTCGCGGCTATAGAGGGCGTGGGCGAGGTACGCGCGCCTCTTATGGAACAATTGCTACTGTTGCCTGCGTTCCTGTTCAAGCCTGTGACGGGCTTAGAGGCGGGTGAGTAGTGGGCTTCCAAAAGCGCGACTTCACCCTCTTTTTCTCGCTGCCTCTTGACGCTGTAGACTGGCGCAACCTTGAGGCGTCCACCGTTCGCACCGTCATGCTGTGCCTTGAGTTCGCCGACACTTCTACCCTTGCGCGCCTTGCGGGTATGGGCTGTAGGGTGTACTTGCGCGTCAACGAGGGCAGCTACTACCAGGACGACGCGCCCTTGCGTATAGCGGCTCATGTGGCGATGGCGCGTGAGGTTATAGAGGTCGTGGGCGTGTTCGTCGGGTGTGAACCTGAGAACGCGCTTGACTTCTCGTACACCTCGAATACCTATGGCGCGGAGTTCGCCTATGTCCACCGCCGCCGCTTTGACGCGGTACGCATCCAACTGCAAAAGATGGGCGTGCGCGTCATCTCGCCTGCCCAAACGTGCCGCAGTATAAGCGAGGATGAGCAACCCGTCCCAGGTAGCGTAACGTGGCGTGAGATATGTTGCCTGCCTGAGATGGCCTACACCGAGGCGCAAGGCAGATTCGGCTACCTGTCGGCGGACGGTAACGGCGTACACGTCTACCAGTACGCATGGGATGGGCCTGTGGACGAGCTGCGCCTGAAGTTCATGTTGAAGCAGGCGGCGAACCTGTGGCATAAACTCCTGTATATAGATGAGTTGGGCGTGTCAGGCAACGCTACGCAGGTACAGAAGATGGCGGCTTATATTGAGGTGGCAGAGATCCTCTTGTCACAGCGCGACGGCAGGCAGCACCCGCTAGGCCAACGAGTGGCTATGCTCTGCCCGTTCGTGTCAGGAGGCGACCCAGGCAACCCGCCCTCATGGGACCGCCGGTTCCTGATCAGGGACGAGGCGGCTTACCGTCTGGTGGCGGACTGGCTGCGAAGGTAGCGCCACAACTTAGGTGAGTAACCCGTAGCCCTGAACAGCCTGTCGGACAAGTCCTGCACCCTGTTTGACAACGCTTTTATCCTACCAAGCGCGCTATTCCACTGATCCGAGTAAGGCGCACAGTCGTCATACTCGCTAAAGGCATCCAACAGCGCATCCAGCGTCACGGCGTACTCAGCCGCCAGCAGGCGCACACTAGGCCTGTCCTGCCTCTTGTCGGGCCTTACTCGTCGGCGGATGCGTGTGGGCATGTTGTGAATGTTAGTATCCTTCCGGCTATGCTTACATGGGCGACATACTCACCCGCCCTTGTAATCGCGGCGTCTAGGCTTCTCAATCACCAGCGTGCACGCATGAGGCAAGCCTTCCACCTCGGCCCTGTAAGTCGTGGGACACTTCGCATCCCGCGTCACCGCCACCCTTATGTCTAAGTCCACCACCAACTGGCGCTTCTCCTGGAACGTCGCGCTGTTGAGGCGTACCGCGCCCTCTCTTATGCGCGTCAGCACGTCCTCTAGCGTGCGGTACTGCTGGCCCGTCGGCTTCTCTTCCCTCGCCTGCGCTTCCAACGCCTGTGCCTTCTTACGTAGGGCGATTGCCTGCTTTTCGAAGTCCTGCTTGGTTATGGCCTCAGTGGTGGTGTAGGCATCCAATAGCCGTTCCTGTTGCCTCTGAATGGCTCTGAGTGCGTCCTGTGGCGTTGTAGAGGGTGAGGGCGTAGGGACGGCGCGCGCTTCTAAGGCGGCGGCTAGGGCTGGGTGTGAGAGTTGGCGTTGGACTTCCTGCCACAGTTGCGCCTCTAATGCGTCCGCCCTGACGCATACGCCGCAGCCTGCGCCCTCGGTGCGGACGGCGTAGCGGTCAAAGCACTCATAGTACGGGTTGCTACGCGAGTTGTCGCCACCTCTGCAAATCAGGCGTCTACCGCATACGCCGCAGAAGGCCTGCCCTTTGAGCAGGTACTCGGCGTAGCCCTTGCGCCAACCTGCCGCGCGGTTATTGGCGAGGCGGTACTGCACTCTTGCCCACACGTCATCCGTCACCAGGGCAGGGACACCCACAACCAGCCAGTCCTCTCTTGGGCGTTCCTCTCGGTGGCGTGTAGGCTGCGTGAGGTGGCGGTAGCGGTTCCACGTCCACCGTCCTTTGTACACCTCGTTACGCAGTATGGCGCGCACTGCTGACACCACCCACCCTACCGCGCCCTCCGGTGTACGCGCGCCCTGGGCGTTGAGGCGGCAGGCTACTTCATAGAGGCTGATCTCTTCTGAGGCGTACCAGTGGTACATATGGCGCACCCATACGGCATCCGCCTCTTCTATGCGTAGCGTCTTTTGTTCGGTGTCGTATGAGTAGCCGAAGGGTGGGATGCGGCCTCGCATTACGCGGCCCTCTCTGACGCGCTGATCACGGCCTCGGCGGGTACGTTCCATAATCTGTTTGCGCTCAATCTCGGCTATTATGCCTGACAACTGAAGCATGGCCGCGCCCATTGGTGAGGTGTCCTGCGCTACCGTCGCGAAGAGGAGGAGGCAACCGGCGCGCTCTAACTCGCGCTTGACGATCAGCATGTCTACCAGTTCCCTACTCAACCTGTCGGGCGTGTGGCATATTACGGCCTGTATAGCGCCTGAGTGGGCTAGTGTTCGCACTTCGTCGAGGCCTGGGCGGTCTAAGGTGCTTCCACTCATGTCCTCTTGTATGACGCGTAAGACGGTGTACCCGTTCTCAGTGGCGTACTTCTCACATGCTGCGGCCTGGGTGGTTAGTGACGTGCCTTGTTCACTTTGCTGAACTGTACTCACGCGCGCATAGACTACGCAGGACTTCATAGCACCTGCGCCCATGCCAGCACGAACGGGACGAAGCACCCTGAGACGCGCCGCCAGTACGTCACCATAGGCTCGCGGCGGTCGCGGTAGGTTATGTCTAACGTGCCTATGACTTGTGCCTCCACCAGCAGGTCGAGGGTTGTGACCGCGCGCTCATCGGTCGGCGATGTGGGCACGTACTCCTCACCCAGGACGCGCAGGACTATGGGCAGGCGGCTGTTTTGGCGCGCCAGTTTGGTTCGTATGAACTCATGCACGTATGCTTGATCGCGTTCGGGTAATAGTCGCAACAGTCTTATAAGAGTGACGCGATCCTCCAAAAGTCTAGGGTGTAACTTGAGCACGCCCTTCCTCCAATATTTGGCATGTTACAGCCCTCCTGCCCTTCTGGTTGAGTCGGTCTGGTTCGGCGGGTCTGGGTTTATTCTGTGGCCCACAAGCAACAGTCGGATCAGCTTGTGGACTTCCTCTTGCGCTTCCTCGTTCAGGTCGTGGATGTCTACCACAATGTTCTTTTGCAGGTCCGATAGCGGGCCTACTTGCGCTTCAAGCTGCTGGGTCAGATCGTCGCCATAGACCGCGCCGTTCTCTCTCAGAGCACCTACCCACTCGGCAGGTACGCGCCCTTCAATGATGTCGTCTATGGGCGCATCCAACACGCGGGCTAGAGCCTGTAGCGGCTCGTAGTGGCGCATCGCCGTTTGCCTGCTTTCCCACTTACTGACGGTGGACTGGTCTATCCCTAAGTCCAGGCGGTCGGCAAGCCCGCCCTGAGATAGTCGCGCCCGCTCACGTCTGACGCGGATCGCTTTGCCGAATGGGAGAACTACTATCCTATCAGCCATAACAAGGGAATTATAGCCAGTTGAGATGCCCATTATGCCCTCTTTCATATTTATGCCATAAGTTTGAAATTGGCCTCCGGATTCGTCGTCAGGGGTATTGCATTACGTGATACTTTGTGATACAATTAGGTAGATAGGTACATATGCACATACGGCATACCGGTATGAAATGGAGGGTGGAAATGATGTTCCCGAAAGACCGCGAGAAAGTAGCGCAGGACGACGTACTACACATCCGCATCACGAAGGCGGACAAGGCTCGGATCGCGTTGGCAGCGCAGAGTGACAAGCGCAGTACCTCCGATTGGGCGCGCACCGTCTTACTTGAGGCCATAGAGCGCAAGCAGGCGGTGGCAGCATGAGCGACCACTGGACAGAAATGCAACTGCTCGAATCCGACGCGAGAGACATGCTAAAGGACGAGATGGCGACGTGGCCCGTTTGTATGGACGAGGGACATCCGATGCCACCAGGAAGCCTCGACTGCCCCACTTGCCACGATATTTATGTGGCCTGGGCCTCTCGTCTCTCGCCCATTCAGGCAGCGTCAGTGCGCCGCATGTTTGAGGAGGTTTAACGTGGTGAACCTCAACAGCCGAGAGACGCGCAACGGTGCGCCCATTATGAAAGGACACGACATGACACCCAGCACGAAAATGAACGTCACCGACGAACGCTGCCAGGTGTGCGCCCACGCCCGCATTGACACCGAGTGCCTCTGTGACGTGACCGAGCAGACACCGGAAGTACCCGCCTACACTGAGGCGGTTGAGAAGCGCATACAGGCAGCGATAGAGCGTGCCCGCACTAAGACGAGGCGCGCTCACTATTTGGGCCACAATACCAACTTCGACTTCGACCTCTACGGCGTCTATTCGTCCCGACCGGGCAAGCCCTCTTACGCAGTCAGGGTGTACACCTCGCCCGTCCTGAACGCCTTCGCTTACCTGCCACCCTACGCCTACATACGGTGTGAATGCCAGGCGGCTCAGGCCGGAAGCCCCTGCTGGCACGCGGCAAAGGTGGCGCTTCGGATACAGCGCGAGTGTATTGCCAAGTCTAGGCGTGTGGAAGCGCCCGCCGTCAAGCCTGCTGAGAAGCCCGCCCGCAAGTACACACTCGAATCGCTTTTTGAAGACGTAGCCTAACAGTCAAGGCGAACGGGCGTGAGGCTGTATGTCGTGGGCAATTGTCATGCGCCTATTGTAGCGCGCAATTACCCGACTCAATCAATTGATTCCGCGAAAAGAGGAGGTGAGATTTATGGGCAACCAATACACCCTACTGGAGCAAGGATGTACGAGCGCGGTTGACCTCGAAGCTGTCATGGATAGCCACGATAGGGACGGCGTGATTACGCGCTGCGAACGTGAGAGGGAACGCGCCGCCCTCAGGGAAGCGATCACGCTTCTGGAGGCAGCTTGCTGGCGTAAGCGCGTGGCTGAGTGGGAGAGTAAGCACCTGCCGGGCACACCGTACCCGCACTACATACGGGCGGGCAGGCGCGACCTACAGAGGATGCTATATGACGCGGATGCGCTACCCAATCCACCGACGAATGTGCTGCGCTTCTCTGTAAGGCGCACAAAGCAACAGCCGCCTGTAGAGAGGCGACTGAGGCGAGGCAACGAGGGCTAACCCATTGACTTACGGAGATTATACCACACAAGGAGACACACCGTGTTCGAGTACCTATTTTTAGAAGCGGATTACGACGGGCGGATTATGAGCATTGACGGTATTACCGCCGTCAACAAAACACACGTCAATACACTGGTGACGAATCGCTGGCAGGTGCTAACCACACATTATGACCAGGGCGTTGACACCTGGCGCATAGTCATGCAGCGCATCCAGATTGAGCAGGTAGAGGCGTCAGTATGAGCCTCGACCTCGTAACGCTAAAGGCATTAGCCCACACCATGCGCCTCCGCTACCCCAACGCCACCATCCGCATAAGTGAGCAGGCGGGCGCGGTGTGCTTTCAGTGGCTTATGGCGGGCGCCGCGTACCCAGGCTTTACGGGCACGTTCGTGCGCTCGTTGGAGGAGCGGGACGCGCTACAGCGTGACGTGGACGCGGCTATAGGCGCATTCC